ACGTCAATGGTGGATACGTTAAAATTGGATCAGGTGGTCAAGGTGTTAAATACTCCTGGATTAACTGGCTCAAGCGTTGGGAAGTCGAAGGAGCCCGCACTGGCTGGTTTATGACCTTTCGAGCCGTCTCTACCCCGTCCCCTAAGCCCAGTACCCCCAACACCTGGGATGGCGTTGTAGCGGCTGCTAGGGCTGCTGGAGCCAAGTTCCCAGAGGTAGTCGCTGCTCAGTGGGCACTTGAGAGTGGTTACGGTAAACACACATCTGGTACTAATAACTATTTCGGTATCAAAGGTGCTGATGGTGAAGGTTCACTTGTCTCTACGACCGAGTTTGTCGGTGGCATGGAAATCAAGATGGATGCATGGTTCAAGAACTTTGCAACCATGAATGATTGTGTTTCCTATATTGTGGATCGTTGGTACAAAGATTACAAAGGTTATACGGGTGTCAACCTAGCTTCTACCCCAACGGAGTGTGCCCAATTGTTGGTACGTGAGGGATATGCAACTGATCCCGCTTATGCGGACAAATTGATACGTATTCTACGGGAACATGATTGAGGCAATTATTACGGGTGTCGCATCCCTTGTCATTGGTGTTGGTGGTGGTATAGCTTCACTCAGTAGTAGAACAAACTCACGTATGGATCGCATTGATAAACGTATTGATGAGATTGAGTTACGTCTTGCTGAGAAGTATGTACCACGCCAAGAGTTAGCCAATGCACTACAAAAAATGGAGGATCACATGATCCGTATTGAAAACAAGCTAGATCAGATTGTACTGAGAAATGGCTAAAAAGACAAAGGCTACGGAGGACATGTTTAATGAACTCCACAATATTGTTACAGTAGAGCTACTCAATCGTATTAAAAGCGGTGAGGCATCTACACAAGACCTGAAGGCAGCTTGTGATTGGCTGTCTAAGAATGATATCAGTGGTGTTGCTTACGACGGTAACCCATTGGATAAACTTGCCACCATTATGCCCAAGGTGGATCCCGAACTTATACAAACGAGGCTGTATGGCAAGTCGCACGTCTAAGTACTACAAGGCTAACCCAGAAGCTAAGGCCAAGCGTCTTAAGCAACAGGCCGCCTATAATAAGACAAAGGAAGGTCTTAAGATCCGTACCGAGGCTAACCAACTAAACAGGAAACTTGGTACCTATGGTAATGGTGATGGTAAGGATGCTAGCCATACGGGTCCCGATAAAGGTAAACTAGAGTCACCAAAGGTAAACCGTACTCGTCCACGTCGGGGGAAAAAGTATGCCTAATCCAATGCAGATCCGTAGTCCACAAATGGACATGGCCATCCGTATGCTGACCGATGGCACCTTTAGCAAGGCTACTGGTCGTAAAGTGCCGGCCTTCAGTCTTGAACAGGCTGCTGCCCTGGTGGGTAACGCTATGCATGAGACTGGTTCACCAAACCTGACAAACATGGATGTTGTCGAACGAGGTAATGGTGGTGCTGGTAGGGGCTTGATGCAGTACACAGGGCCTCGTCGTGAAGCATACGACCGGGCTAATCCTGGTAATGACATGGCCCGTCAGATGCAGTACGCAGCACAGGAATATGCAGGTAAGCATGATCCTGGTGGTAACTCGCTGATTGGGTATACGCGTTCACTGGAAACTACTCCACGACGTGATGTAACCGCTGCTACGACTCACCTACTTAATAATTACTTCCGTCCGGCTAATCCTGAAGCCAGCCGCAAAGAACGTGTTGCTAATGCCAAGGCAGTCCTTAAGATTTACCAGGGACTAACTAAACCAAAACCTAAACCTACTGCTAAACAGCAACAACCAAACATGCTTAGTAATGTCCTTAAAATATTTGGCTTTGCTCGGTAAATGACTCCACTACTGCCAAGTCCTGATCACTACCTCCATAACCTAATAACGATGACAAGCTCTGAAGCAAAGAGGCTACACCGTCGTGCAATTAAGGAATACTTCAATTGTCAATGTGTTTATTGCGGAGAAACTTATGAACTACATGAACTTACACTTGATCACGTTCGCCCTAAGTGTTTTGGTGGCGAAGACCTTACATCAAATTTGGTCCCCAGTTGTAGGCAATGTAATCAGGCCAAGGGTAGTAGAAATTGGTTACAATGGATGAGGGATACATTCGGTCCGACACATAGAGAAACACTTATTCTATCACACATTAATTAATCATGATTGGTAAAAAGAAGGACGATAAGCAGGACAAGAATCGTGGTTCTGTAGTTGAAAGCATTCGGGAGTACGCTAGTCGGGCTACTGCTGCTTCCATGTCTCGTCAACAAGGGCGTAGTAACATGACCTCCAATGACCTCTCACCAAAGGCTAAGGGTGGTGCTGCAACCGTAAAGGAAGCACCCAATGGTAAAGAATATATGGGTCCTGGTTATGGTGAGTACAAGCCGAAGCAGCAGGTTGGACAGGAACAGGTTAAGTACAAGAAACCTGAGCGTCGTCGTCCCACAGGGCGGGAAGAAATGATTGCCCAACGGTACATGGATAACGAGGACAAAAAGAAAAAGGGCGGGTCTAACGTTGTTGGGAGCTGAGTAATGGCTCCAAAACGTGTAATTCACTATACTCCAGAAGGTGACGCCTTCAAAAGTAGATACGCATCTATTATTGGAAACTCTAAGGTACCTGGTGTTGATAGAGCCATTGATATTATCTATCAAACACCAGATGATGTTATTATCCCATACTTAGAGGAAGCATTAAGAAAAAACCCGGAAGCTGATCCAAAGAAACTTGTGCAAGCTGTCAAAGGGGCTGAACACAAAATTTTTAAAGATTTTCAAGCTGCTCCTTGGGATGAAGTACATCATGGTAGGGCTAGTCTTAGTTCTATGCGAAATGTACGCTATCTCCCACCAGAGGAAAGAGTACTGGCTTTAAATACAGTAGCTACTGAACTTGGTGGTCCAATAGGAAATAGTCGATTTAATCTTCGTGGCAATTCAGCTTCTAGAGCAGCACACACTGGTGGATTGTTTCCATGGAAGACACTTGATAAAGAAAAATATCGGGATGTCTATGATATTCCAACAATCCCAACTGAATCTAGTATGCATCCCATGGGAACAAATGCTGCTAATGATCCACGAGGAATTGTAGTACCTCAAGTTAGTACTGCTCCTGAATTTACTAGCAAGGCTGTAGAGTCTTCTAGAGTACAATTTGGCGACACAGTTACTGGCCGGCAGAGTGATATTCCACGTCGTGTTATTATAGATAATATGCTGGAAAGAACTCCTTTCTCGTTGGCCATTGGATCGCCAATGATTTATGGAGTCAATGCTGAACCAACTGATGTTAAAGCAAGTAAAAAGTTTTTTCAATTACCAGAAAACGAACGCCTTCGAGCTAATATTGCACAGTCTTCATTTACATTAGATTCACCGCAAGGGCAACGTTTAATGCAAAATGAAGCCAATAGAGCCAAGGCCGCATTGTATATTGCTGATTCGTATCTTTCGGGTCTACCAATGCCGTCCAAACAGGCAGTTCAATCTTTAGCTTCCAGTGCTAAATCTCAATTACCATTTGCTGCTACTGCTGGTATTAAACCTTTAGCACAAGGTAGGCCCACAGAGGCACTTGGAGAAGTTGCTAAAAGTACTGCTGTTGGTGTGGCAACAGAGCCCATTATGTCTCCAGTAATGAGTAGACTTATGCCATTAGCTGCAGCTAATCCAGTCGCTGCAACAGCAGCTGCGGCAGTTGGTACTGAACTATTAGCACCTAGAGCTGCTGGTAGTACCGAACCGTATCGAGTTAATGTAAAGGGGCAAAGTCTATGGGTCGATCCCACTAAAAACCAAGTTCTAAGTAAACCTGGATACGGAGTTGATATTAAAGGTGGAAAGCCTCAGTTAGTTCCTCGTGGATCTGGTGCTGCATCTAAGGCATCAGCTGCTGACCCTATTAACAGAGCAGTGAAATCTGCAGTTAACGAAGCCCAATACTTTATTGTTAATCCAATTCGTAGTGCATTTGGTAAGGTATTCGGAGGTCGAGACATTTAATGGAAAAACCCGAAAAGAAAGAAGAGTCTAATCCCCTGGTTGACCTTATACGTAAAATTAAGATTGCATATGCTATTGGTAAGGATCCAGTAATCAGTGCAATGGCTAGTCGTGGATTTACCCCATCTAAGAATGCCGCATTAAATATCGGTAAACTGATGAACATCTCCTACGATCCTGCGTCCCGTATTCGTCCACGGGATCCTCAACAACAACTACGAGCTAATAACATGCGTATTGGTGAGACAGAACGCCTCACTAACCTGTTCGGTGGTACGCGAACCAAGATGGCAGACTGACCACCAGAGTCTGCTCGCAGGCTCACAGAGGCCCTTCTACGACCCTGTAGAGGGCCTTACCCACCCATCCCTTACAATCTACCGTGAACGATGTTTTAACGGCCCTACGGGGCGATTTCAAGCTGTTCCTTCAAGCACTGTGGCAGCAACTAGACCTACCCTCTCCGACAAGAGCACAGTACGCTATTGCTGACTACCTGCAGTATGGTCCCAAGCGACTACAGATCCAAGCATTCCGGGGTGTCGGTAAGAGCTGGATTACTGGTGCCTTTGTGTTGTGGACACTCTTCAATGATGCAGAAAAGAAGATCATGATTATCTCAGCTTCTAAGGAGCGTGCTGATAACATGTCTATCTTCTTACAGAAGCTGATCATTGAAACCCCATGGTTGGTACACCTCCGTCCGAAGAGTGATGATAGTCGATGGAGTCGTATCAGCTTTGATGTCAATTGCTCACCCCACCAGGCACCATCCGTCAAGAGTGTGGGCATTACGGGGCAGTTGACTGGATCACGAGCCGACTTAATGATTCTTGATGACATTGAGGTTCCAGGCAACTCAATGACTGAGATGATGCGTGAGAAGTTATTACAATTATGTACCGAGGCTGAGTCCATCCTGACGCCAAAGAAGGACAGTCGAATTATGTACCTGGGGACGCCACAAACTACCTTTACGATCTACCGGAAGCTGGCAGAGCGTAACTACCGCCCATTCGTGTGGCCCGCTAGGTACCCGAAGTCACTTAGTAACTACGAGGGCTTACTTGCCCCACAGTTACAGGAAGATATCGACATGGGTGCAGAAGGGGGACGGGTAACAGATCCCGACCGCTTCAGTGATGAAGACCTGGTGGAACGTGAGGCAGCAATGGGTCGTAGCAACTTTATGCTACAGTTCATGCTGGATACCACCCTGAGTGATGCTGAGAAGTTCCCACTTAAGTTTAGTGATCTTGTCATCACGTCTGTGAACCCGACACAAGCTCCCGATGCTGTGGTGTGGTGCAGTGATCCTCGTAACGTCCTGAAGGACCTACCAACTGTGGGACTACCTGGTGACTACTTCTACAGTCCCATGCAGTTACAGGGTGAGTGGGGTCCATACGCAGAGACTATATGCTCTGTTGACCCATCGGGACGGGGTACGGACGAAACATCAGCAACATACATCTCACAAAGGAATGGCTTTCTCTACGTTCACGAAGTACGAGCGTATCGCGACGGTTATAGCGATAACACACTTCTTGACATCTTGCGTGGGTGTAAGCGTTACAATGTTACGAAGCTCCTCATTGAAACCAACTTTGGTGATGGAGTCATCGGAGAACTTTTTAAGAAGCACCTACAACAAACAAAGCAGGCAATTGATGTCGAAGAGGTGCGGGCCAATGTGAGGAAGGAAGACCGCATCATTGACGCTCTTGAACCTGTTATGAACCAGCACAGGCTTATTGTGGACAGATCGGTAGTGGAGTGGGATTACAGTTCTAATAAGGACGCAGCACCCGAGGAACGACTACTGTATATGCTGTTCTACCAGATGTCCCGTATGTGTCGTGAGAAGGGAGCAGTTAAACACGACGACAGACTCGACTCGTTAGCACAAGGTGTAAAGTACTTTACGGATGCCATGGGTATCAGTGCCCATGAAGCTGTCAAAATGCGTAAGCGGGAGGAGTGGAACGACATACTAGAAACCTTCCTGGATGACCCACAAGCTGCTACTAATCACATGGTGTTTGGCATGTCCTTAGACCAGCGAAAACAAGCAAGAGGAAGGACAAAAAAGGTAGTCAGTACATGGGTTAGCTTGTGACAGTTGTGAACTGGCTAATCGCTGAGATCCCTTCCACCGCAATCGATTTCGAGATCCCCCCCGTATAGGGGGGAGTGGAGGGTGGACCACGACCCCCGAAAAGGAGAAAGACATGTCTCTAACAAGACTGTCTTTCTCTCTTTATTAATGTCCCTGGGAAAGGACATTCAGTAAGTACTGTCTAATAACAAAGACACAAACATCCACTAACTTGTACTATTACTAAGTTAATACAGTGAATATTGTGAGAGGTAAGAGCGAAGCTCTTCTCACTACTGTTACTACTGTTATTAACTCTCCCATTACCTCCGTCAATAACAACAACAACTAATGACCCACCAAGTTAGTTTAGTTCACATCACACCTAACGCTGAAGAGCTTATCTCTTACATGGCAAGGGTATCCAATCCCAACAATCAGAACAACACTCAGACAAGTGCTAAGTTAATTGGGTATCTAATCGAGCATCAACATTGGTCTCCGTTTGAGATGGTGAACATGTGTGTAGAAATTGAGACCACAAGGTCCATTGCTGCACAGATACTTAGGCACCGTAGCTTCAGCTTCCAGGAGTTCAGTCAGCGGTACGCAGAAGTACAGCTACGCCCAGAGCTACCAGAGATGCGTAGACAGGACACTAAGAACCGACAGAACAGTATTGATGACCTGTCACCGAACGTATTAACTGAAACAGAGACATTACTGGCTGATGCTATTGTGACCTCCTACCGTGCCTATGATCGTCTACTGGAGCTTGGTGTAGCTAAGGAATGTGCAAGAGAAGTCCTACCACTGTGTACGCCTACACGACTGTACATGAACGGTACAATCCGGTCCTGGTTGCACTACTGTGACCTGCGGTGTGGTAATGGTACACAACTGGAACACCGACGTATTGCCGATCAAATCCGTAACATTCTGTGTCGTGAGTTACCCGGCGTTTCTATGGCTATGTGGGACTCCAACAGGCCAGTACTGGAGCTGTGAATTTTTGACATAAATTTAACAAGCCTTATATCGCCAGGGGGCCTCGTAATTCCCCCCAGTGCCCCCCTCTTGCGATCAAGGACTCACACCGTGGCTGTTAAGTCACACCCGGCCCAACACTAACGTTATACACAGTGCTCACCTATTGGTACTGTGTATAGCGATGTGTAACTATGTACAGCGGAGCGTTCCCTTATTGAGAATGAGTTGCAATAAGGATAGCACTGGTGATATGAATGGATAGCGATACGTATTCGTAGCAAGATACCAATTTATCTGTATGCCGACCAGCTTAACCCAGCGTTGTCCCGTTAGATGACCGTGAGAGGCCTCTGTATGGCCCTGTAATGCGGTTGTAATATATTGTCGGTATGGAGACACCATTAACCAGTACAGAGCCGTACAGAGCCACTCGGGAGCATGTGATGATAGATACCTGTATTCTCAATAAATGCCCGTTATTGAGATTCCGAGTATGTATAACGCGCACTAGTTCAGCTATGGTGAGACCTGTAGCACTATTCCCATTCACACACCGTGCTCACATTGTTCACACTCACGCCCGGCATCAAGTAGTGGGGACACGGTTGGCATACCCATCAGAAATCCTGATAGGGTCAGATAGCCGTTTGGTATCAGGGCGAACTACGGGGATCCCTGGGACCTGGTACATTAGGTACATCGGTGGGGGACAGGGCAGCGGGCTCTAACCACCAGCGGTCGCTAGGCCGCAACCACGAACCTTGACAACATAATTGGTCGTCACAAGACGGACTTAGCGGTGCGAGCGATCCCGCGAGTAACTATAGGTTGCAACCCGACCTGGTTACACGACCACGTTGTTATTGCCGAGCCACAGGCATTGTTTGATCATGGCACATGTCCCACCGCTATTAACATTCCGATGCTTGCTTTAGTTATCCTGATTATCGGTACCACCTACGCTATTAAGGAGATTAACGACAACGTATTCATTTAGTGCGTTAGCACTTAACCAACACTGCCACTGACACTATGAACATCACCCAACCACCAATTACTATGTACACCTACGATCAACTGCGTGATGCTGTGCAGGAATGCACCAGCTATGACCTTGTTCAACGCTTCAATGATGATGGAGAGGAGTATGAGTACATCCTACTGGATGGATGTGGAGATGCTGATGGTGAGCCCTTCTATGACTTGAGTGATGTAGAGGACTTTATCCGTAATAATGAACAGGTTGATGCATACCTGTACGAACTGACCAACTGATTCACAATCACGCCACAAATTATGACCACTACCGCCACCAACACTATGACTCTTTCTGCTGCACCTGCTTTCATGCTCAAGGGTGACTCACTCGTTGCTTATGTCAATGAGAAGATGGAGCTTGTTAATCGCAATGAGTTAACACGCACCGATATGATCAAGGGTGCTGGTTATGTCTACGATAACGGCACGGCTATGTACACACAGTTCTACACCGAGCTACTCAATGCAAAGGGTATCCAACCTGTTACTACCACTGATGTAGAGGACCGGGAGTATGACGAATTGAGTAACGATGATCGGGACCTGTATGATAAGATCACTGACATGTTCGGTGAGAAATGGACTCATGAAGAGATCATAGAGTTCATGGATGAGCTTGCTGACATCAGTATTGACAATGCTGATGACCTAGAGGCGTCCTATGAGTGGACACATGACAGCTACTCCTCGTATGCTGAGAAGGAGTTCAGTGAGTATTGGTGCGTCGAAGTGATGGATGCACAGATACCCGACATTGTGTACGCCGCTGTTGACTGGCAAGATGTGTGGGATCATAACCTGCGTTATGACTTCTGCTACATTGAGACTGTTAACGGTACGTTCTTCTTCCGCAACAACTGATGATGACCATTTGGACTGAGCAACAGATTATCCTTTCTGTTGTTGGTATGGTTGGCATTCTTAGTGTCATCCCCGTTTACATCTACAGCACCGTTCGTAACCCCATCAACAAATGACTGTTTTCACACTCACCCGTTACTGCGAATGTGGTAACACTGTTATCCTTGGTGTCTTTGACTCTATGGAGGCAGTGCTAGAACGTCTCCGTGCCATGGCTGCTAACACTGATCCTGGTGATGAGTATCGCATTGAATGCTTCCCTCTTCGTGATTATGAGACAGAGCTAGCTCAAACAGAGAGCACCCTACGTAACCGTGCTAAATGGGCAGAGAGGCAAGCCCGATTTGATGAAATGGAGGACAACTGATGATGACTGATGTAACTACCGCAGTACGGGTTGACATCTACCCTGATGAGTTCAAACCAATCATGAAGGCCCTCAAGTACGCCCTATGTTGCGATAGCAAGGATGCACTCTTTACTAGGAAGGAGGCAGACATGCTAGAATCCTTCCTTGACAACTTTGTTGACATTGCACTAAACGAAGCTGTATGAAGATCAATTACGCCCGACTGATTGAGCATTGCATTGAAGATGGTGTCGATGACGCTATGAACTGTCGCAAGGATGATTGGAGTGATAGTCGACTAAGAGAAGCTATCGTCGAATACATCATGATGGGTATTGACTACTACTTCACCTTTGAGGACAATGACTGATGGCTAAAGCACTTTCACCTGTTCAACGTAAACTACGCCTGGAGCTTGTTGACCTGGCATCTCAAGGTGTTAGGACTCAAGCCACTGCGGGTTATTATGACGCTGCTCAAGTTGAGTACCTGACTGCTCAATTGGAGCGCATCTCTAAGTTCCTTTGCATTCGTAACTAATGTACAGCACTCATAAAAGCCTGCG